TGTGGTAATGATTGAAACCTATCTCCTATAAATTTAATATCAAACTCCATCTCAGATGGATGTATATCCTCATTAAAAAACTCATCCTGTAAAGGACTGAGTTGATTATTTTGGAGAACTACTTCCTTCTTTACATACCTAAGATAATCCTCAATGGAAGTAAAGTTCTTAAAGTAATGAATAAATTCGTCAGCAGCCCAAGTAGCATCTGCTTCACTTATTATCATTTTATAACCATTGGATCTTCATGCCAATGCTCTAAAGGAGCATATCCACGAGGAATACCAAAATCCAAATGAATAGGAGCATCTAACACTCTATCAAGACTCTCAGCCATTCTACGGAAACCACCACCAACATACATCTGACCAGCAAATACTGTCACTGTAGCAGTACCCCAGAAGATATAATACCATCTAGATTTAACTTGATGCCTTTTCTTTTTGTCAGTCATGGTCTTTCAGGATGTTGAAGTTGTTCAGTAAGTCTTGCACCAACAGGACCATCATCAGAATAAACTTCCAAGTGATGAATTTTGATAGAGTCCTCTTCCATTATTTTAACATCAACCCTGCCATCTTTGCAAGTCACTGTGATAGTTCCTTTACCAACCCACTCTTCAGGTTCATTATAAAACTTATAAACTGGATAAGGATCACGAGTTGGAGTTGATGCAATTACTTTATAAGTCATAAAAATACTCCTGCAATTTCAGATAATTTGTAAAGACTGATGAGCTCAAGTCCTGCCAATTTCATAGCAGTATCTGCCTCACCATCCTCTTGACGATCTACAATAGCAACTACACGTTCTACTACATAACCAGCATCACGCAATCTCTTTACTGCTTGAATTGCAGAACCACCAGTAGTAATAACATCTTCTAAGACTGTAATCTTAGTTCCTTCTTTTGGCAATGGACCTTCTATGTAAGATTGAGTCCCGTGTCCCTTTGCTTCTTTACGAACAATCAAAGAGTTTATCAATCTTTTATCCAAAGCAGAACAAACCGCAACACCTGTTACTAAAGGATCAGCACCTAATGTAAGTCCTGCAACATAATTAGTTTCTATATGCTCCAACATCAATAAACTAGAAAGAGTAAGTCCTCTTCCACTTAATGTTACTGGTTTACAGTTACAATAATGCTCACTAGTCTTACCAGAAGAAAGTTTAAACTCTCCTTTCTTGTAAGCAAATTCTTTTAATAGTTCTAGTAATTCTTCTTTCATTTGAATTTACACTCCACCATAATTTCGGTTAATGCTGCAAGCATATTTATTTCTTGATCTGCTACAAATGCCGTCTGGTATTGATACTTAGCAATAACAAGAACAGCAGCAGGTATGGTACTAGGAACGAGGGCAGTGTATAGATTATCGTAAATAAGCCGATATAAAACAGAAGTATCATTATCCAAGTTGCTAACGACCCACCTGCGAACCTCTGGGAAATTCTTTTCTTTAAGGTTTTTAATGAGATCATTTACCGCAATATCTGAAAACGTTGCTAAAATACCACTATCAATTTTACCACTAACAGAGTATCTCTGACACTCATTTAATACCCTTCTCCAATCAGGGAAGTGTTTGTTTATTAATTCTGCAAGAACTTTCTTATCACTTTCGCACCGTTCTTCGTCCAAGATAAAGTTAAGTCTTTTAAAGAACTTCGCCGCAACCTCTTGCTTTTGTTTCCCCTTAATCGAGAAGTCAACCACAGCACACCTGGAATGGAGCGGCTCGATGATTTTATTTTTATAATTGCAGGTGAAGATAAACCTACAGTTGTTTTGGAATTCCTCAATAGACGCTCTAAGGAGGAGTTGTACGTCGGCAGTGGTATTGTCGGCTTCGTCGATGATGATGACTTTATGTCTGGCATCAGATGAGAGCGAGACTGTTGACGCGAAATTCTTTGCATTATTTCTAACGGTGTCAAGGAACCGTCCTTCGTCTGATCCGTTGATGACATAAAAGTCTACCCCCAATTCATTACAGAGTGCTTTTGCTACCGTTGTCTTACCAACCCCAGGAGGGCCTGCTAATAACATATTCGGTATTTCACCCTTATTTAGGAAATCCTTAAAGGTTTTCTTTATATTCTCTGGGAGAATACAATCCTCAATTGTCTTGGGTCGATATTTCTCTACCCAGATAAAGTCACTCATAATCTTTTGTTATGTAAATAATTAAATGAAGTGCAAGGTTTTCAGACAATTTAAGACGAGAGAGTAATAGAAGGGTCATTGCTTGAGTTATGTCTAAACTCATAAATCATTCCAATGACGTACTACACCAGCCACTATAACACTATTAGTGACCAGATATGTAAAGAGGATAAAAGTACGAACTATTGCAACAATATTATCGTACCTCTTTGTCTTTGTATCGTGGAAGGAGCCTAGAGAATATTTCCAGACTCTCCATAACTGTTTCATTAACCAAACGTAGAATCAGGTTCCAATGCAATATAATACTTCAGTTCGTAATTCTGGCAAGTAAACAATGCTAGACTTTTATTTGCTACTACATTATAACTACCAGGAAGAATCTTAATATTCTCAACCTTAAAGTTAAATGAGAATGTTGATTCAGTCTCACCAACTACAATAGAGAAATCATTAGATGTATCATTCTTCTTATCACGTACCACAACCTTCACAACACCATTCTCACCAACTGCTGATAAATCAGGGAGTTGATAAATTGCTGCTGCTTTAAGTAACTTATCTAATTGTTGAGTACTCAACTCAAATGAAACATCTGTAGAAGGAAGTGTAATCTCCTTATCTGGTGGAGTAACAATTACATTAGGATCAGCAAAGAAATACTTTGACTTCATCCTACCTTCTTTAATTACCACATAACTATCATCATCTTGAAAATCTAATTCAGGACTATTATGAAGTCCCATACCATTCAAAAACTGACCAAGATCATAGATACCGAAATCTTTAGGTAGATCCTCATCAATTGTAGCCTCTGCAAGAATGTTCTTCATAACTGAAATAGTTCTTAAAGAACTTCCCTGCTTAAAAAGAATTGATTGATTAATGTTGGAAAAATTCTTTAGCAGGGCCAGAGTTTTGTCAGACAGTTTCATAGTGTGTTCTCTAAGTTTCATGATTAAGGCATTGTGTGATCAATGTTACCTGATGTTATTTTGGGTTTGCCGTAATGTTCATCAAAATGTAATAACAGCATAGCATAATGAATCACTTTAAGCAAGTCTTTTTTATTCCTTCCATCCTTACTTCCATAGCGACTACCATATTTCAAAATGTTTGATTGGCAGAAACCTGATGCAAGTGATCTTGCAGCCATTAAATCAATGGTCTGTGTATTACGATACTCATGAGTATCTCCAGTATAGTGTCCGTTGTAAGTACTTGAGACATAATCTTCAATCTCTTTAATGATTTCAGCTTCATGGTACTTGTACCGATTGTCTCTTTTCCTTTCGGATTCTTCTCTAATGTTTTCCAATTGCTCCTTTTCGTGAACCTCGTTATTTATAAAGTGATGTGCTGCTTGATCATCATTGTCTGCTAGGAAATCCTGCTCGAAAGGATCTCCATCCAAACCATTTCGATCATAGTCATAGTAGTAAGAAGAATGTTTATAATCATCCCCTTCTACTTTAACTGAATGAACATCACCGTGACCATCTACAAAATCTTTTACTGGATAATCTGTTTCCATAGTTCCATTAATAACTGAATCTACTAACCACCAAGCCATATTATAACAACCCCCTTGTCTTTTGTCCAGGCTCTCTAAGGAACCATCCTGTAGAAATGTACTTAGGAATTTCTCCTGTCAAGAATCCTCCCCTATGTACGTGTGTATATGTTGCAGGCCATAATACAATAGTTCCTGCTTTTGGTTGCAATGAAAGTTTCTGATGTAAGAACTCAGTTGCTCCACCATTCTCTACTGGAATATCATTTAGATAAACCATCCAAGTAAGAGTTCTATCTCTATAGATGAATTGTCCATCTTCATAATGCCATTGATGATAACCACCACCAGCATTTGTTCTTTGAACTTTAGTACTCCAAGAAGATAATGGGTCTGTATCTTGTGTCAATCCCCTATAAACATTAGCATAAAGATCAAATGCTTTTCTAAGATAAGTGTTGAGTTGCTTTGCTAAATCTAACTCCACAACCTCCAAACACATTTGAACATCACTTCTAGAGTAGTGACCATCCTTCATTTGTTTGTCACCATCTTTAAAGCAAGGACCTATGAACTCACGATTTCCCTCCCAAAGATTAAAGGACTCAATGATAGAGTTACATAATTCATTAGGAACTCCACCATCAAAGACTCCAATATGATCAGTTATCTTCATGTGTTTAATACCCAAATAA